CAGGTGTTGTGCAGTTGTGCAGCCGCGGAAGGCAAAGCTGCAAAACAATCGTGGTTCACCATCACCTCTCTGCCGGTGGCGTGCATCCTTCCCACTACTGCAGAGCAAAAGCTCCCATCGAAGCTGTGGATCACGTTTGCGGTGATGCCACGGTTGGTGGCCCTGGCGCTCAACTCACCAGGAATCACCACCGTGTCGCTGGTCTCCCAGCGCTTAGAGCCGTTGATCGTGGTTGCCACCTTTCTGCGGGCCTCCTGCTCGACGCCAAGGGCGATCGGGAAGCCCATAGGCGTTGTGTATCGGATTCGCTGCTGTCGCTTCAGACAGGCCTTGCTGACGCCTCTCAGCCACGTCTCCACCGCAACGCAGCTCTTAAGCCTGTTGGCGATCACCACGTTCAGCTTGTTGGCCAGGTACTGCGCAGGCCAGGTGTATTCACGGTCCCAGTCCTCCAACGTCACCGCCGGCTTCTTCTCAATCAGAAAATCAGTCAGCTGCTCGACGATCCCGAAGTACCTGGCCCCATAGATCGTCGTCAGCGTTGGCCCCTTGGTGACCTCTCTCGTCACCTGATGCTTCAACCAGATCTCCGCCATCCGTGCTGAGCGGAAATCAAACCCCTCCAGGTCCCGATGAAGGATGTTCGTCAGGTCGCCAGCTACCTCGGCGTACAAATCCTCTCGACTATCACCAACGCAGTTGGTAAGACGGGCGAGCTTCCTGTCGCGCGTCAGGCAAGCAATAATCCCCATCCCCGAGCACGTCTGGTCAAACCTGACCGGTACGTGCATTTTTTTGGCTGGGTTCATCAGCCAGTCATTGATTGCCCTGGCCATCTGCATGAATTGCCAGGGGTCATCGGCCTCCTTCCACAGATCAATTCGATCCAGCGGGTGCTGAGCCACAGCACTCAATAGGTGCAGGTTCTTCTTGCCCCAATCCAAACGCTCATCCCACGTCTGCTTACTCAGTCCGAAATGGCCGGCCGCGGCCATCAACATCTGCTCGAAGCCCTCCTCGCCGCAGGCCTCGCCCCGATAGAACTCAACCAGCCCTTTGACGTGCTCAGGGCTCTGGTAACTCAGCAGCCGGGCGCCGGTATAAATCCGCGATCGGAAGTCCATGTCATGGTCCAGCCAGAAGGGCCGGCCATTGATCTCCTCGGCCTGCAGTAGCGCCTCCTCAATACGCGCTCGCCTCCGTGAGTCCTCAACGCTGTACAGCTCCTGTCTGTTGGGGTCACGCTGCACTGGGAACACCGGCAGCCCTGCATCCCAGGCGTCACGCTGCAGCCGCGCCATCTCCGGCGGGATATGCATCGCCTGGTTCTCCAGGCCATTGATCACCTTGATCTGATAACTGGCCGACTCCTTGGTGATGTGACTCAGGTCCATCGGCTTACGGCTGGTCGCCAGCAACTTCCCGTTGCGCCTCACGTCCTCCCACGGCTCAAGCGGCACCAGCGACGGCAGCCGGCGGATCGGCATCGCCCGCGGGGGCTGATTACGAATCAGTTCCTCCACCTCAGAGGTGGCCTTGATCAACAGCTGCTTGCCTTTTGTCTGCTGCTCAATCAGATGAGTGCTGGCCGCAAGGATGTCCAGGCACAGGCAACCCAGCTCACACTTCTCCTCGTTCGTCCAGCTGCGGGGTGTCAGCGACAGCTTCCGCATCACCTGCTCTGAAACTGTTTTGCGGCCCAGCTTCTTCTTCACTAACGCCAGCAGGGCAGTGCCCTTGGCCTCATGAACAACGGTGCCGTTCAGCTCGTCCTGCAGCGCACGGCCAATCACTCGGGCCAGCTTCTTCTTCTCATGCAGCGTGCTGATCCGATCAATCACGCAGGTCATCACGATCACCGCAATCGGCCGCGGCCCTTGATTGCAGAAGTGGAGAAGAAACTCCCAAGCCTGGTGGTGGGGTCCTGCGCTGGTGGGGTTGTCCAGCTTCTTCACCAAGAACAGATTGATGCCCTGGCTAAACAGTTCGGCGTAGTTCTGAAAGAGAGCGTGGCCATAGCTGGTCTTGCTTTCTTTGCCGATCGCTTTCAGATGGACGTGCTGGTTCTGCGCTCGCTCAGCAGCTCTCCTAATCTCCCGACGTTCCCGGTTCTGCTGTTCCTCTTTTGCGTTTTGGCCTGTCTGCGTTTTGTCTGCACCCACGCCAAACCGTCTGCAAATTGCAGACAAAGCAAACCACTTGTGCAGACCTCACGAAAGGCCTGTCAGTAACCCGGCAAACACCAGTCACATGAACTGGTCTGCATTGGTGAGGAGCTAAAAATTTGGCCGGCCACACCAAATGGCTGGTCTAAATCCTGTGCAGCAGTGGGATCTAAAGAACAGGAGTCTGCATTTTCTACGTTTCTGCGCAGACCACCGTGCAGACAATTCTGAATTTTGGCCGGAAGAGCAAAGGGTTACGGCTTGTTGTACTGAGCCCGATACTCAGCCAGCAAATCGCGAAGCCGGTCGATGGTTTGTAAGGCCTCAGCCGCGACCCAGTAAGGGTCGGCACCATCAGCAACTAGCTCTCTACGAATCCGCCTGGTCTCTATCGAAGCGTCCACGTTGCCCATAACAGGCTCCATGTACCTACAAGCAAAGAATAACAAACTGAAACTTTTTGCAAGGGGCGACATACTTGAATTAGTTATCTGCACCAGTGACAAGTGGCTGACCTCAATGCCGAACTGGAAGAACTTCACGCATCTGTTGTCCGTGCTGTTCGCAATCGCATTGACACCGGAGAGCAAACCAACGACGACATCCGCACGGCTCTTCAGTTGCTCAAGCAGAACTCAGTCACCGCTGCCCTCGATAAGGACCAGGCGCAGGAACTGAAGTCCCGCATGGCCAAGAAATTGGACTTCTCGGCATTGGCGGGGAAAGTCGTTCCGATCAGAGAGACCGAACTCCAGGACCACGCCTAGCGCCGCCGTAATGCCTGCCGATTGATTTCCGCGGCAGGCCTAATGCCAGTGCATCAATGCTGGCACCCGTCTCGTCTGAAGCCATTTCAATTTGCGCCTGCCACAGTTCAAACTCACGGCCTGCTGCCACGCGTTGCTGGTCCTGGGCCGCCGCTTCCGTGAAGAACTGAACAGCAAGGCTCAATGCATCAATCCGGTCATCACGGCCAAGAGCACCGCGTTCGGTCGTAATCCGACTGCACTGGAACAGAAGGCTGCGCTCATGGCCCCCATCGGCGTTGCGCTCGCCCTCCATGTAGTCCTTACGGATCAGATCAGCGTTGACCACCAGCCGGTGCTGCTGAACAACAGGGGCCAGGGTGTCGCAAATCCTTCTCTCCTTCTGCTGGCTGACCCGGACGCTCTCGATGCTGCATGGATGAACCTTATTCAGCACTGGCGCCAGCAATGCCTCGAACATCCCCGCACCGAAGTTGCTCTCTGCCACTACCTGGGAGATGTTCCAGCGTTTTGCCCTGACGGCAAGCATCTTCAACACTTCCTCCGAATAACCCTGGGTGGTACCGCCGGACTCCAATACAAAGAGGTTCCCGGCGTACTCAGCTACCACTGCCCACGCCAATTCATCACTTCCCGCCCCACCTCGACCGGCAGGGTCAATCGCCATCACGCATCGCCACGTTTCACTGGCTGATACCCACCCCTGGGTCACCATCGGGCGGTGATAGTAACGATCAGCACCTAGGCCAACGCAAACCAACTCCTGGATCCGCTGATCTGGCCCTGATGCCCAGGTGACAACCTCAGGCAACGCCTTGCCATCGAGATCCATCACCAACAGATCGCCCAGCCTGATCGGATATTTCTCAAGCGTGCTGAGGCGGCAGTTCAGTTGATACTGAAGTTGCACTGATGCCCGGGTCATGGACATCTCACGCTTCAATAATTCGTCGTGACCGAATCGCTCGGGATCGGTGGGAACCCCTACCAGCGATGCGTCCTCCTCGACTTCAGCAGCGATGGCAGGAGCGAGACATTCCTCGTATGCATCCCAGTCATCGCTAGCAGGGTTGGGATAACGAGCTGGCCACATACGTTGCGCGTAATTGCGCTCCCGCCTGAGCCTTAAATACAAACTAGATTCCAGGTGTGGCGTGCCTAGGAAGATAGTTTGACGTGGCAACTCCCCTTCTACAGTCGGCTTTCTGATGGCTTCTAGCTCTGTTACGGCCGCGGCTAGGCGCTCCTGTTTCAGAACAGTAATTGAGTTGGAAAGTGTTTCAATGTCAT